TACATCATCTCAGCATAAATCTTTAATGATGCTGCAAGAAAAAATGATCTGACTCTGGTAGTGTTTGCAGGACAAACTTTATTCATTAAATAAAGAAACTGATTATGTTTTAAATAGGTTTCTGCAACAATGGCATCATGGCAAGGTCTAGCATACTGTTCTGTGCCAATCGTGCTGCCTAAAGAAGCCATAGCGTGTCTTATTGTGGCACAATCCTTTCTGCTGATTTTTGTACCACTGACAGTAATACGATCAGACATATTCCTTGATTTACCTACATCCATTATTTGTTTGGATTTACTAGGCATATTTTTTACAACAAGAAAAGGTTGTGTTAAGCCTGTTTGAACAACAGCAAGTAATCTATGTTGACCATTGACTAACAAGCCATCTGTATCAAAACAAATGGCAGAGTCAGACAAAATAAAACGATTGTTTCTCATTTCTTTTTTTAATTCCTCAAGATTATTTCTACTAATCTTGCGGTTATTATCAAAGTTCTTTTCTAAATAGAATTGAGCTTGCTCTGGTGTGATTAGTTCAAGACCATAATCAACACTTTCATAAAGTGCTGATAGGGCTTGTGTTACTTGAGATGTCATGCTACTTCAGAAGAATCTACGGCATCTTTATGCAAATTATTTGCAAGTTCTATTTTTTTTATTTGTGTAAAAAGAGCAGAGCTAATTTTTTTTAAAATTTCAAGCTGAGTATTGTCAAAATCTTCAATGGATAAACTTAAAAATTTAAGGAAGAAATGCGATGACATTTGGTATTCTGCAACGCTTTCTCTGGAATCGTGAAAACTGAAATGGATTCTGTCATCAAATTCATTGTAATTAATATACAAACGATCTTTTTCGTCAAGAATGTTTGTTGTTCTGGATTCAAATTTGCTTCTCATAAGAATAATAATTGAGTGTCCTATGACTATAGCATGGTAATGACATCATTATCAGTAAGTTTTCAATCCGTAACAATATTACTTTTCTTTTTTCTTTGTTAGTTTCTTTATTAAGTTTTTTACTATCGGTTTTACAAGGTTGAGAATAATTGGTGTAGTCGCAGCCACAGTAGCAATAGCAGCAGTAGAGACAACAGTGCTAAATTCTGGGAGGTACTGATCTTTGAAAGGAACGTCCTCATACAACGTGGTGCATATAGTTCCATCTTCGCTTCTTTTATG